GGTGAGGGTTTGGGTGACTTAACTGCGTTCTCGGTCGCCGCCTTGCTACGCGGTGTTGTTGTGTTTTGAGCCCACTCTCGGTCGGCTGTTTCGGGGTCGATGGTGCCATCGGACAGCGGTGAAATTCGGCCAGTGTCGATGGCCTTTTTGACCGCTACATGCGACACGCCGCGATGGCGCGCATAGGCCCGTATGGAAATTCCCATAGACCTGTCCAACTGTGTTGTTGATTAAAAATTAAGCAGGATTGAGTTGATAAACATCCCTAAGGAAGCGTACATGTCATCACGTTAAGCAGATCACGGAGTAGCCAACATGACCAATAAAGACCAAGCCCTGAACGCCTTCCTAGCCCGTAAACATCACATCGACGCGATGCTAAAGCGTCTGCAAGATGCCAGCGACAATCATTTTGATACGGATCCTGACAAGGTCACCTGGGGTGACGCTGGATCGCTTGGCTACATCGAGGAGCAACTGCAAATCATTGTCGACTTTATCTTCGGTGAAGGCGAGCACGCTGAGTAAATCAACGCACTATCCACTAACGGAGTATCAACTATGTCACTCAAGAAAATACCCACATTGTCCCAGCCCGAGATCGACCTACTGCTCGAGTTTATCGCGCAAGAACACTTGGCGATCGAGTCGCTTGAAACACGTAACAGCGATAGCCTCGATTTCCACGAAGTCAGTGTTTGGAGCCTTAAGCAAGCGTTACTCGCCGCCTTTGATGCAGGGCGTCGCGCCGATCGGCGGATGACTAAGCCATGCACCAATAAGTCCGGCCCGCTGACGCCTGTCGCGCAGGTTGCGCCGGCTTCGACGATGTTTATGTGAGGTGCCTGATGTCTGATTTAAGAAAATTTGATGTCGATGATATTCCGGTGTTTGTTCAACCGAAATCGCTAAAGCCAACCAAAACATCCAAGTCCAAGAGCAAACAACAGCAGTTGATTGCCCTACTCGAGCGGCCCGAAGGAGCGAGTATTGCCGAGCTCATGGCCGCCACCGGCTGGCAACAACACACGGTTCGAGGCGCGATGTCAGGCACCCTCAAGAAGCGACTCGGTTTGCAGATTGAGTCGGTTAAAACCGAGGGCGCTGATCGCACCTACCGCATCCTCAAATCACCGGGAGAGTAACCATGAATGCCTTTCTTAAAACTGAGATTACTGATCCCTTACTCAGTGCCGGAATAGCGGCACTGATTGAACTGATGCCGAGCTTTGCCACGGTCGATTCGCCGACTAAACAGCGGGTCTATCAAGCTTTGCAGGCTGAGTTACCTGATTTGATTGTGTCACTTCGGTATGACCTAAAACTGGGTGAGTGTGTTTACCGAGCCGGTTGGCATAATGCGGTGCTGCGGTTGGCACTGGCCGGGATGCAAGAACTCTACTGTATTGACATAGTAATGCGATTGCATTACCTTTTATTCAATAGATACATTACGGAGTAATGCAACATGGCGAATTCCTTATTGATTACCGAATCTACGTTGACTGACCGTTATCAAACAACAGTTCCTGATGCTGTGCGTAAAGCATTACATCTGGGTAAACGTGAAAAAATTCGTTATACCATTCAGCCTGATGGTAGCGTTTTGTTGTCCCGTGCTGATATGAACGATCAGGATCCTGTTTTAGGTAGCTTTCTATCGTTCTTGGCTAATGATATTCAAAGGCATCCAGAGCGTCTCAGAGCAGCAACACCGGAATTGGCTTCTCGAATCCAAGGGCTAGTAGGTAGCATTGATGTTGACCTTGATGCCCCGTTGGATGATGAGGACGAATAGTTTTGTCTGAACAATCCAATTTGGTGGTAAACGGCTGGACAATTTTTTTTCATCCGCTGTTTCTCGATGAGCTAGATTTTCTGATTTCAAAAACCGAAGAGCTTAGAAAGAAAGACCCGGACAATTTTGCCAAAAAGAATAGTAGTAAACGCCTGGCGGCTATTTCAAAACTGGCATTCGAGGTGATACCTCAAGACCCCTCTATACCCGAGTATCGTCAGGGCAATACACTTGGTGCTGAGCATAAACACTGGTTCCGTGCGAAGTTTTTCCAACAGTACCGACTCTTTTTCCGCTTTGATTCTGCCTCAAAAATTATTGTGTACGCATGGGTCAACGATGAAAAGAATAAACGCGCCTACGGCAGCAAATCGGACGCCTACAGAGTTTTTGAGAAAATGCTGCAAAGCGGCCATCCGCCAGATGATTGGGCCCAGTTGCTTGGTGAGGCGCAAGGTGGCTTAGACCGGTTGAACCAACTGGCTAAAGATCCGAGTTTGTTCTTTTAAACGCATTCGGCAGAGGCCGTCGAGTCGATAATGGCCTCACCTTGCACTTCATCAAATACGGCGCCGTCGCTTTCTCGTGTTGCTTGACCACCACTGAAGGTTTGCCAACGTCTCACAATGACATCGGCGTACTTAGGATCAAGCTCAATCAGTCTAGCCTGACGCCCGGTTTTTTCTGCGGCGATCAGGGTTGTGCCTGAACCACCAAAGGAATCCAGCACCACATCGCCTGGTCGGCTTGAGTTACGGATGGCGCGTTCTACTAACTCCACGGGTTTCATGGTGGGGTGTAAATCATTCTTTGCAGGCTTCTTAATGTTCCACACATCGCCTTGATCACGGGCGCCACACCAGTGACGGTTTTTGCCTTCTGGCCAGCCGTACAGTATGGGCTCGTACTGACGTTGATAGTCAGCACGTCCTAGCGTGAATGTGTTCTTGGCCCAGATGATAAACGTGGACCATTTGCCGCCGGCTTCGCGGAACGCTGCTTGTAAAGTATCGAGTTCACTTGATGACATAGCGATGTACACACCACCCTCGCAGTGAGCCAACATCGGCTTAAATGCCGCAAGCAAGAAGTCATAGAATCCATCACCTAGGTTATCGTTCATGATCGGACGATGGGTGCCACGCTGTTTGTCTTTGGCGGTGTTGGCGTAGTCCACATTGTAAGGCGGATCACAAAAGATAAGGTTCGCAGGCGTCCCCGCCATAAGTATCTCGTAGTTAGCCGCATCGGTGGAGTCGCCGCAGAGAAGCCTGTGCTTGCCCATGATCCAAACATCACTGGGTTTTGAAATGATGGTGTCAGCCAGGTCGGGAGCGGTATCCTCATCACCTAGACCTGTGATATCAGGTTCCTCTCCAGCAAGAATGTCTGCCAGTTCATCGGGATCAAAACCCACTAGGTCGAGGTTATATCCGTCCTCCAATAAATCCTGCAATTCGATGCGAAGTAGTTCTTCATCCCACCCCGCATTGGCGGCAATTTTGTTATCGGCGATGATCAACGCTTTGCGTTGCGCGGGCGTTAGGTGGTCAAGGACCACTACCGGAACCGTATCGAGCCCCAGTTTTTGAGCGGCGGCCAATCTTCCGTGACCGGCTACGATGATGCCATCTGAGCCTGCCAGAATGGGATTGGTAAATCCAAACTCAACGATCGACGCAGCGATCTGTGAAACTTGATCAGCCGAGTGTGTTCTCGCGTTGCGCGCATAGGGAGTTAACTTACTAGTCGGCCACGCCTCGATGCGTTGTGACAACCAAAGCTCAGACATGGTGTAAACCTCGCTCGTAAATCGTCGCACCGTTCTCATGGCGTGCGGTAAATACCTGTTGCTCACTGTGACCGTCGGCAACACTGACGTGAGTCCAGTGACCGAACTCATGAATGATCTGGCTGCAAGGCAACTCCATTGCTTCGATGTGTCGGCACACCTCGATGGGTGGCAGTCCGGGAACGATGATGTCCGCAGCACGACCGATCATGTGGTGGCTGGTGAAGCTGCCGCCAATAGCGTGGTTCAACTCGGCTGAGCGATAGCCGGAGGTAATGATTACTGGACGGGCAAGATTCACGCGCAGGGGTTCGAGTACCTCGTTGCACAGCTTGCGCAAGTTGACGATCACCTCGTTACTGGGGTCGTTGCTGATACCGAGGCGCGCCGCAGTTTCTGACACGAGAAACTCGGCCAGCTCGAAGTGTTGGCTTAAAATCATGTAATCGTCCGGTTGTGAATAAAAAGGCCTGCAGGGGATGGCAGGCAAAGGAGCGCGGTGTAGTGGTAACCGCAGGTGGTAACTTGTGTGGGTGGTAACCTGTTTTTCGGGTCAGACGCTATCGGAATGCTGCGCTCGCGCCCCCCGCAGTACTTATTGGCCGGAAGGACCCGTCAACTTTTCGCATTGACCCGCAGGAGCCGACTCCTCATTGGTACTCATTCGCCGTCAATCCTCCGCAATAGCCGTAAATGAAAAAGGCCACGGGGTTAACGCGGCCTCTGAAGTGAGTTCTGGTGAGATTAGAACTAATAATACACTAAAACGGCGAAAGTGTTTCATGTTGATTTTAATGGTGTTTTCGCAATAACCGTCACGAGTACGCAGCAGCGTTTAATTGTTTGAAAATACCTTAAAACTATTTGTTTTTTAATGCTTGAGTTCGCCAGCAACCGCCTCTAGCGCCGCCTTCCACCTCCGCCAAGCCGTGGTCCGATTGCAGCCAAAGCGTGCGCAGATGTCTCGCCAGCGCTTTCTCTCGGCTCGCATCCAGATCAGGTGGCGTTGTTCCTCCTCAAGCCATAAAACCCACTGCATGGTCTCTAGCATACGCTCAACGGCCTCGGGTGTGGGTGGCAGCCTGATTGGCTCAGGCTCGGCCCCGAGGTTCTCCCACGGCATACGTTTGAACTCAGGCCATGCGTTGAAGTAACCCTGCACGGTTACTGGTGGCAGCCGGTGTGCCGTCTTGGCGGCCTCCATGAAACGCGCTGCGACTTTCTCGTTAGTCCACTCAGCCATGACGCACCCCCTGGTCGCCGTAGAGGCGATTGCCGATGTTGCGCAGCAGTTGTTGTTCGTACCAGTCGAGCCGGTCGTCCTCAGGCGAGATGACCAAGATGTGTTGTTCCTTCCAGCCCTGTTTCTTGACGAACTCAGGGTCAGGCTTGTCCTTGGGTTGCAGCCGTCCCAGTGGGCAGCGGTAGCGGTTTTCAGGTGTTCTCATGGTGATACCTCCAGTGTATCGATGGCCCAGTACAGCAAGGCGATGGCGTCGGCCTCGTTGTCATCAGTGGGTTGATGGCCGCGTTGTTGGGCGGCTTGAATCATTAGGTCTTTGCCTGCATTGCCTTTGCCGCTGGCGTGTTTTTTGATGGTGCCAACGGGTACACCTTGGTAGGGAATCTCATGGTGTTCACACCACGCGGTGAGGTGGGCCATGAAGCCACCGTAGGCATGTGCGGCATCCACTCCGGCGTGGCGACGGACTTCCTCGAAGTACACGGCATCGATGCCATCGGTGTGACTCTTCAACTCGGTCAGCCAGCGTTTGAATCGTAGGTAGCGCATACCACCGCCTTCGAATCGACTAGGCTTGAACGATTCGCTGCCACTGATGATCGTTTTGTCGGACGTCGACAATGCCCAACCGGTTTGTGTGCCGAGGTCGAGTGCGAGGATGATTGAGTTACTCATCGCCGACCTCCCGTTGCGCAAATTTTTTATCTTGGGCAGGGTTAATTTTTTGGTGCGATTTTTTCCACTTCCCAAACCCACCAAACACCAACGAGAGATGAGCATTCCCAATGCTCACTCTCTCTCTCGTAGAGAGGAAAAGCCGGGAAACCGGTAATGAATTGATTTTATTGGTTTTTTTGACTTCCCAGAAGGGGTGGGAAACGGTTTTGCCGGGAAGTCTATAACCTGTTGATTTTAAATAGATAAAAGCGTTTCCCGGGCAAGTGTTTCCCAGTGGGAAACCGGGAAACCGGGAAACACTTAGGTGAATTTGGTGCTTAATTGTCATCGGATTTTTCCTCGGTTGAGTGGGTCAAATGACCCAATGTGAACTCGGCTTGACCCAGTGCAATGGGTCCGTCAGGAACGTCTAACCACTTCACTGATTTGGATCCTTGGGCCACAGCTCGGACTAATCTTTTTTGGTTGAGTAGGGAGTCGATCATCCCGGTGAGACGATGTTTTCCCATGTCATGGAAGGCCTCTGGGAGCTCATTTCGACGCTCATGAACACCGTTGCTGGCGGTCTTGGTATAAGGCTTTCCTTCGCGTGCAGCCCTCGCTATGGCGTAAACAAGCTCTTGAAGTAGATGCTCAGCGTCATCGTCGCCATGGAATAGTCGGTGCGTGTTGTCGACTAACAAGCCTGAGGTGTCGCGCAGAAACGTTGTGACCCGCAAATTGGCGCGCCCATTGGCCTTCACGACACCACCCATCACTACGCGGTTGCGTTCAAAGGACTCTTTGAGTTGCTCACAGATCTTTCTGGCGTAGTCCTCTTTGGGGTGCCACAAGGCATACACCGCACGGACACCATCGACCAGTCCGCCAGAGCCTCTAATTGCTTCTCTGGCTTGCTCTGGGCTAGATGCCTCACGCTTGGCAAAGTGGTGTGAGACGATGACTGAGGCGCCTGTAGTAGCTGCTAAGGCGGCTAGGCGAGAACAGACGAACTGTGCGTTCTCGGGTACGTTCAAGTCGAGTGCGCACAATGGTTGTAGTGGATCTAGTATGATCACGCACAGATCAGGCATTGCCTGAAATTGATGCTCCAGATCCCCCCAAACATCGGTCGTCGTTGGCGCGCCTTTTCTGACCGTGTCGGGTGCAAAGAGTGGCATGGCACCGCCGGCATCGGGTAGTGGAACGACATAGAGTCTGTCGGGAATCGAACCTAACGCTCGTAGTCGGGTGTGGGTCTCAATGGCATCGTCTTCGGCGGTGATATACACCGTCGTTCCTGAGCCAGATAACTTGCCACCGAACAACAACGGGGCGTTCAGTTTACTACCGTCATAGGCGGCTACTTCTCGTGCCAGTGAGAGCAGCAGAAACGATTTGCCGACACCGCCGGCCGCGGCGATTAACGCAGCCTGAGCTCGTGGGAAAATGCCCTCAACTAACCATTGGCGCGTGGGTGGTGTTCCCACAAATCGTTGAGTGGCATTCCATGAGCGAATATCCAGTTTAGATGAGGTGCTTTTTTCGACTTGGCCCTTGATGACTTCTCTGTCCGCATTGGCCAATGCCTCATGACAGTTCATGCCCTCGGCTATCGCATCAGCCGCATCCCATTTCTCGGGTAGATGAGATGGGATAATGAGTATCTCAACACTTTCAGTTTTCGCAGCCACACAGGCCTGAGCGGCGGACTTGGCATAGTCTTTACCGGCCTGGTCGTTGTCGGGCCAAATGACGACATGCTTGCCAGCCAAGGGGGACCAGTCGGTTTTATCGGTAGGTGCGCTTGCACCGTTCATAGCCGTGGTGGCCACAATGCCCACCGAAATGAGTGCGTCGGCGGCCTTTTCACCTTCCACCAACACCACGGTTTTGGCCTTAGCGAGTGCGGGCTGATTGTAAAGCGGCCGAGGATTGGGTGCTGCCATTTTGCGCGCCAGCACATCCCAAGGGCGGTACTCTTTGCCCTCAGGCGTGTCGTAGCGGTAGACGCAGGCGATCAGTTTGCCGTTGGCGTCGGTGTAGTCCCACTTGTGGCTGTACTGGCCGAGGTCGTCGATCGGTGCTTTGGGTTGTGGCTTTGGCACGTTCGTATGGCTAGTGGGTTCTCCTAGCCATGTGCTCACATCCTCGATCAACTCGGGAAACTGGCTATGCAGATTGAAACCCCGGGTTTGTCCCCAGAGGTCCAGAATGTCACCGCGATCATTGGTTGCAAAGTCGATCCACATGCCGGCTTTGGGACCGGCAAGCTCAATCACCAGACTTTTGCCGCGGTTGCCGTCTAGGTCACCGACAAAGTATTGCGTACCTCGGGTGCTGCCTTGAGGCAACAAACTGTGGAGCACATTGGGTAAACGTTCCAGTAGTCTCTGCTTGAGTTCATGGGTGGTGAGTTTAGGCGGTAGGTCATCACTGATCTGGTCCTCCGCATCGTTAAAGTCGAGCCAGACGATATTACTCATCGCTTACCTCCCCAACAGCGGTCCTGCCATGCGCAGAACTTGCAGGTGAAGTGGCAGGGATCAGTCGCGGCGCGAGGCAGTAACTCGTGGGCTTCGCAGGCATCCAAAATACGCACACCACGGTCAGAGGCTTTTTGCGCCAACTCGCCATTGAAGGGAACCAGCTCGAAGTAAATCTCGGCGGTGTCTTTGTTGATGGCCGTGAACAAAGCTGGGTGATTCGAAATGCCAGGAATATCCGTTTCCATGTACGCCTGATAGATCGCCATCTGCGTGGCATAGATTGGTTTGGAGATCGTCACGCCTTTTTTGATGGTGTCCTTCCATGACTTGTCATTGAGGCTCTTGCACTCCCACAGCATGGGAAAGCTCATGCCGAGCTCTTCAGGCGCGCCAGCAATCACCCCATCGATATGACCTTTAAGTCGCCCGTTGGCGGCAGAGAAGCCAAATTGACCGCCGTCTGTAGTCTCTGTGTAAAGCGTAAAGCCCGAATCGCGTAGCCATTTGATGGCGAGGTCCTCAAAGATGTGGCCGGCTTCAAAGATGCGAAGTGTTTTGCCGGAGAATTCCTTGCCTTGATCGACCGGTGCGTTGAGGTATTCGTATTGCAGTGCGCGATCGCAGTTAACGCCTAAGCGAGATGCGCCGAGATAGTTGCGTGGCGTTTCATTAGCACGTACCTTGGCCAGTCCCTCATCAATGAAGGCGGTGATGCGATCGCTTAAAGTGTTGGATGAATTAAAGTCCAGCATAGTCATCTCCTCAAAAGGGAATGTCATCTGACGTCAGTAGGCGTAGATGCTCGAAGTAGCCGTCGAGGACCACTTCGATAAGTTGAAGGATTTGCTCACGGCTGTAGTCCGCGAGCGGCTTGTCCATACCGATGCTGGCGACGTAGTCACCGAGGATGGGGAGCACCGCTAACATCGCGGCTTTTTCGTTATGAGTAGGATTAATCACATGACCTCCTGTAGCTTTGTATCGTTGTAGGTGAATACTTTGGCAGGCCATCGAGCAGAAGCGCTTAAACGCCCGCCGGATGCCCTTGCGATGGGGTGTGACCCAACAGAAGCCTCGGCCCTCTCGGCCACATATCGCGCACAACATCAGGCCACCTTCCTATTACGATCGACGGCAAAAATCCGGGATTGGATCGCTGCCTTGTTGAAGCGAAAGGTAATCAGACACGAGGCTTGATAGCGGGTGAGGCCAAAGTCGTGCTGGCAGCGTTGGGGTAAAAATTTGAACTGTTGCTGCGTGGGCGACTGATTTAACCAAGAGCGGGTTTTACGGGCAGTTTCCTCACTCTCGTGTTCGTTGAGCCAGTCGTCTGCGGCGGCAAGTCCAAGGGTTCGCTCGCCGATAGATAACAAATGCACGCCGAGTTTTTTGCCACCGCCAATGGCGAACCAATGGCCGTTGAGGTAAAAAACACCAGCCCATGCCTCAAAGCCGGTGGCCATCATCGCGGTGTCATCACCAAACAAATCACACCAGCGGAAGGATGAGCGCTTGAGCAGATCGACCTCTGACATGACAAACTCGGTGAGTTCTGTCTTGGCCTTGCTGTCGTCGCGTTCCCATACATAGCCACACAGAGCACATTCCATGGCCGAGAGCGGCACTTCGGCCTCACAATCAGGACACGTTTTGGTGGGCGCCTGACCGGTACCCTCGTGACCGTCGAGGTTAGCTTCCTGTTCCAGCGAGCCGTGAATCAGCGTGCTAGTGCCGAAGTCCAACACGATGCAGTCGGACTTGCTAACACCGGGGTACTCTTCGGGGTCGACAGTACGAAGACCGCGGCCGACCATTTGGATCAGAGTGGATTTGTATGAACTGGGGCGCAGGAGAACCACGCAATCAATCGGTGGGTGGTCGTACCCCTCCGTGAGCACAGCCACGTTAACGATGACCTGGGCCTTACCTGAGGCAAA